AACAATACTTTGCAAAAAAACAAAAAGAAAAACAAGAGATGTATAAAGATATGTATCAAAAAGCAGCTGACGATAGTTTAAAGAAAATGGATCCAGAAGCTGAAACTTATGCAAAAGAACTTGAATATGACGTAAACGAACAAATTAGTAAACCTGGTTACAAAGGTGTAGTTACTGAAGCAAGTGATCTTGATGATACTTTAAAAATAATTGAATCACAAAAAAGTGAAGCAACTAAATTAAGAGAACAGTATCCTGGTATTAGCGAAGCGTTACTTAATAAAATTGTTAAAGACAACAATCCACAAAGGAAAGCAGAAGTATTAGCTTCTCTTGATGAAGTACTTACTATGATGGATAAAGGTATGGACGAAAAACAAATTATGGATGTATTAAGAAAAACAACTAGAACTAAAAATGCAAGTGGTGGTCTAAACTATTTGATGGGATTGTAATATGTCTAAAGACTACGAAAATTTAATGGATTCGTTAACGAATACTCCATACCTAGATACTCCACTTGAATACTTTAAAATTTTAGATGATGATGTTGAAGAGGGAAGTTTACGTCAACAATTAGCTGGTGGTGGTGTTGTTACAAGACAAAACTTTTCTACTAAAGGTAAAGTCTTTTCTCCAACACAATCTAAATTAGATAAATTAGAAGAACTTGTATTAAAATATAATAATGATCCAACTGCTTTATTTAGTAAATCTAGTAAAACTAAAGGAGAAAATACTTTTACAAAACTACAAATATTACAAGAAGCAGGTTGGAAAGATGGTATGTTTAGTGTTTCAAAAACAGGTCCAACACGAGAACTAGTCCAAAAACAACTTGATAAGTTATTAGAACCAACAGAAAAAATTGAAGCTTATGTAAATAACGTTATGCTTGCTGAAGATGCTTTAGCTAAAGATTTTATTAATCCCAGAGCTCATATAGCAAAAAAGTTTGGACTATCTTATGATGGAGAAATATTAAGACGTTTTATAAAAGATAGCCAAGCCTTTAAAGATAATAAAAAATTATTTTCACATTTATCTCAAGAATTAGCGAGACAAAAATTTTTATATAACATAGACGGAACACCTAGAACTATGATGGATGTTTTTGAAAAAGTGGAAAACAAACTTCCAAGTTCATTTGGATATTATTCTGGAAAAGATAATGCGGAAAGATTTATTCTTGAAAGCGCAAAAAGAAATTATCTACTTGCTAAATCATCTGGCGTAGAACCTGTTGTAACATTTATAACTAATCCAGAAACCACACCTAGAAATCAATGGCAGTTTATTCATAACAAAACAGGAAGACTTTTTTCTCAAGATCCTTATGCTGATGAAATTGAGTTTCAAGGAAATAAATATAAAAATAATTATCTTTTTGTAGACAATTCAAGAGACATTTATCCAGAGTTTAAAAAGGTATATCAAAAATATGATGTAGATCTTCCTGCCTATAAAAACAAAAAAGTAAAAACAAGTTCAGGTCAGGAATTAAGTTTAGATGAAGCATTAAAAAGAAAATATTACATAGAAACAGGTAAAGAAAATTATTTAAAAAGAAGGGCTATTGATTTAGATCATCAAGATTTAATTGGTGATCCTTTTGGAGAAAATGATACTTTACGATTTATAGGTGCTAGAGAAAATAGACAAGCAGGTACATTAGCTAGATATTATGAAGGGCAGGATTTAACTAAAAAATTAGAAAAAATTCAATATATAAATTCAGATACTTCTATAGATGATTTTATTAATAGAAAAACACAAGAAGTATCTAATTTTAATTTTAACCAAAAACCTTATTCAATTAAAAATGAAGCAAATGTCATTAAGAATAAATTAAATTTACCTGAAGAAGAGGCAAAAAACGTTGAAAAAATTTTGTCAGAGTTTTCTGATACAGGTATTAAGTTTAATACTTTTACTGGACTTCCTGAAGGAAGCGTTAAAAATTTTTATAAAGGTTTAAAAAATGCAAGCAGAGCGATAAGATCAGCAAGACAAGCTGGTGTAGTTGGTGCATCTTTTTTTGTTCCTTTAACCATAACAGACGTATTATTAAATCTTCCAATTATAGCACTTGATACATATAGAGGCGTACCTTTTTCTGAAATAGCAGGAACAGTAGGATTACAGGATGTTGTAAAAGATGTTACTGGTGTTGCTGTCCCTGGAACTACAGAACAACAATTTTATGAAAAGTATAAACAAGCAGAACCAATTTATGAATTAAGAAACAAATTAGAAGATTGGAAAGATACTTATGAACAATACGCTCCATTTGAAATATCTGAAGATGGAAAAAGATCAGGTGTCTTTTTATCAGCAAGATATAAAACTTATCCTGAATTAGAAAAAAAAGGTATTGAAAGAACTTTGAAAAAAGAAAAAGTTTATGATGTCCAAAAACAAAAAGTAGAGAATATGCCTGAAGAAGAATTACAAGCTTCTGTTAAAAGTTTAGGTGAAGCTGATACGGAAAGGGAAAAGATTCTTAAACAAAATCAAGAATCACGAATTAAAATATTTGATAGATTATCAAACATTTTTAATTCACCACAATCCAATTCAGTAGGTTTTTATGGAAACCCAGTTAGCACAAATCAAATAATTGGAAATGCTCCTCAATATTTTGATAAAGGCGGAAGAGTTGGATATCAAGAAGCAGGTCTGGTTGAAAAATTAGGAAGAGGTGCGCAAGCACTCGATCCTCGAAACGTGCCATACTATGCAGCTAAAGGATTAAAAGGATTAGGTTCTGGAGTTGAGATGGCAGTTAAATTTCCTGTAGCAGCAGGTGCAGCTATTGGAGAAACTATTCAAAGAGGACCAAGAAAAGAAACACTTTCAAAATTTGGTGAAGCAATGGCACCTACTGCAACTAATTATCTTTCTAAAAAATTTGGACTAGAGGATTTAATTCAAGAAAAGGAAAAAGAATTACTAGAGAAAAGACCTGGAGCAGTTACAGTAGGAAATATAATAGAGTTAGGTGCAGAACTAGTTCCACCTGCAACAGGTTATTTAAAATTAATAGAAGATAGTGGAAGCAAACTTTACAAAGTATTAAGAAATTCACAAGAAGGTAAAAAAGTTGATCCAAAAGATATTGATGAAGTTTTAGAAGTACTTTCTGATAAAGGAGTTTCAAGAAGAGATTTTTTATCTATTGTAGGTGGTACAAGTATTTATGCTTTAGCTAAACACATAGGAATAGTAGATGCTGTTAAGATATCACAAAAAATTAAACCCGTAAGAATGCTTTCAAAAAGCACTACAAAAATGCCTGAATGGTTTCCAAGTATGATTGAAAAAGTTTTGGATGATACAGGGAATTCTATTTTTAAACAAATAGATGAAGATGCTGTTTTAATCACTAATAAAGAAATGCCTGGAATTGAAATAACTAAATACGATAATGGTAGATTAGAAGTATTAGGAGAAAATAATTATGGAGCTAAGTATTATATTGAATATGACCCTGCAAAATATCTAGATGATGGAACTTATTTCCCTGGAGATTTCTCTGCAACAGATACTCGTTTCTATTCACTGGGTCCAGATGACTATACTAAAGAAAATGAAATTGTAGATCAGGTAGATGATATTTTTGGAGGTACTGATAAAATGAGAGAATATGCAACAGGCCAAAAGAAGAAAGAATTGACCAGAGGAGAAAAAGAAGCAATAGAAGCTGAATTAAGAGCAGAATCCTTTACTGATGAAATTGACTAAACTTACAAGAACAGTGCCACCTAAATCAGGACCTCAACCTCAAGGCTTGAATATTAGCTATAATACTGTTAAAACAATCCCTTCGGAGAAAATAAATGGCAGACATAGACAAATCATTACCCAACGACGTAAGAGCTCAACTTGAACTTCCTTCTGAGGAAGAACTAGCAAATGTTTCTGAACAAGTCGTTGAACAAGAACAGACCGAAAAAGGTCCCGTTGAAATTCAACAAAACGAAGATGGAAGTGTTGACATAGATTTTGATCCATCAGCAGTATCACCAACTGGCGGTGATGAGCATTATGCAAACCTTGCTGAATTTTTACCTAATGATGTTTTAGGAAGATTGGGTTCTAAACTTTATCAAAATTATCAAGATTACAAGACATCAAGAAAAGATTGGGAAAGAACTTACAAAGAAGGTTTAGACTTATTAGGATTTAAATACGATAATCGAACAGAACCATTTCAAGGAGCATCGGGTGCAACACATCCTGTGTTAGCAGAAGCTGTAACTCAATTTCAATCTTTAGCTTACAAAGAATTATTACCAGCTGAAGGTCCAGTAAGAACTCAAATCTTAGGATTATCTACTCCTGAAAAAGAACAACAATCACAACGTGTCAAAGAATTTATGAATTATCAAATTATGGATCAGATGAAAGAATATGAACCAGACTTTGATCAAATGTTATTTTATCTACCTTTAGCAGGATCATCATTTAAAAAAGTTTACTATGATGAGGTAGAACAACGAGCTGTTTCTAAGTTTGTACCTGCAGATGATTTGATAGTTCCGTATTCGGCTACCTCATTAGACGATGCGGAATCAATCATCCACGTTTTAAAGATTTCAGAAAATGATTTACGAAAACAACAAGTTGCTGGATTCTATAGAGACATAGAATTAAAACCATCAACAGTAAATGAAAGTGATGTTGAACAAAAAGAACGTGAATTAGAAGGTCAGACAAAAGGTCGTGACGAAGATGTATTTAATATTTTAGAGTTTCATACAAATTTAGATTTAGAAGGTTTTGAAGATACAAATCCTCAAACAGGAGAACCTACAGGAATTAAGATTCCTTATGTTATAACTTTAGAAGAAAATTCTAGAGAAATTTTATCCATTAGAAGAAATTTTGAAATAGGTGATCCTAAGAAAAACAAAATTCAATATTTTGTACACTTTAAATTTTTACCAGGACTTGGTTTTTATGGTTTTGGTTTAATACATATGATTGGTGGTTTATCAAGAACAGCTACAACTGCATTAAGACAATTAATTGATGCAGGAACATTATCCAATTTACCTGCTGGTTTCAAACAACGTGGAATAAGAATTAGAGATGATGCACAGTCCATTCAACCTGGAGAATTTAGAGACGTAGACGCACCAGGTGGAAATATTCGGGATGCATTTATGATGTTACCTTTTAAGGAACCATCACAAACACTCTTGGCACTTATGGGCGTCGTAGTACAAGCTGGTCAGCGTTTCGCATCTATAGCTGACCTACAAGTAGGTGAGGGTAATCAACAAGCCGCAGTGGGTACGACAGTTGCGTTGCTAGAAAGAGGATCAAGGACAATGTCTGCGATTCACAAAAGAATTTATGCAGCTTTGAAACAAGAATTTAAGTTACTCGCAAGAGTATTTAAATTATATCTACCTCAAGAATATCCATACGATGTAGTTGGTGGTCAAAAAATGATCAAACAATCTGACTTCGATGATAGAGTAGATATATTGCCAGTTGCAGATCCAAATATATTTTCTCAAACACAGCGTATTTCCCTTGCGCAAACGGAACTGCAATTGGCAGCTTCTAATCCT